CGTACTGGCCCTGAATCTCTTTGGCAGTTACCTTCCTCATAGATGTTTCCGCACCTTCAACGACACGGAAATACATTTCGTCTTCTCCAAACTGTTGTAGTAACTGCAGGGTCTGTAAGACAGCTTCGTTTAATCCTAAGGCAGCATTACGCAGCATAACTTCCATGCGCTGGTTGCCTTCATTTACTATCGCATTAACGCCAGTTGCAGTTTTGTTCTGCCCAGCGGTGACATCGTTTCCAATTGCGAAATCCGATACACCAATGCGATCTTGTATAAGTCTGCGAACGAGTTCTTCTTCACGGAAACTGGAGAATTTGACATCGCCAGTTTGCAAGATGCCGATCTGGTTAGGGCCAGCGGGGAATCCAACACCGGGGCCGGGGCGGTGTATTTCTGGGTCGATATCACTGTTGGGATCGTACCAGAACATTGTTGCATTCGTAATTGTTCCGTTATCGATTCGCATGTTGTGGATGTCATTGAGTTCCTGTTGTAAGTGTTGAACAATTTCACAGACTCCCTGACTTTCAAACCTACCGGGGATAGGGAACATCTTAATCTCTGCGAACGGCTTCTTGCCATGTAATAAATCAGTTTCTCGAACAGATAATAGAACCTTATGCTGCTTAGAAAACGTAGCGATAATGTCTTCCATCCTGCCATCACCGTCAATGTCATACTTGCCATGAAACTCTATCAGCTCTAATTCTTGGAGGTTGTCGTTTGGCTCAATTGTTTCTCCTTCATATCCTTCTGCGAGTGTCTGGACATCCTTGAGTAACATTTCTCCGTGGGCCGATACCCCATCAGAAGAAGAGTCACTAACCGAGGTATTAATCTTATCAACATTATCGTATACCCCCTCATCCCAAAGCTTCAGCATATTGTCGTAGTCATCACGGAAGCGGTGTCCACAAAATGGAGACTTCTCTACAGATATAGCACGAGGGTGGTAAATGAAATCCTCAATAGGTATAAAGACCCAGTCAGGATTATTGTATACAATCTCCTCACGCTCAATCTTAACGAACTGCTTCTTAGCCCAGTCGTTATTCTGCAGAATGAATGTCATCTGGTCCAGATATTCTAACGTGTCAACGCCAGCGACACCATCTGCGACCTTCTGCTGGAAGATAGCAACTTCGTCTCCCACTTGCTGTTGGTTTAGTTTACGTGTGTATTTGCGAACATCCTTACGCCAGAGGATTTTGATAATGCCTCTGCCATAAATGAATGATTCTCTGATCCATGCTTCTACGACAGGATAGATATTGATACGCTTCGTCAGCACGAAATCCAACATGTGTTCAACATCGTGGGCTTTTTCGTGATCTGATTCAGGTGGTTGTGTAGGAGGGGCATCGTTCCCCTCCTCGGACGCTTGCGGAGGTGCCACTTGTGGGTGGTACTCGCTCGTCCCCCTAGCCGTAACAAACGGCTGAATTCCGAATATAGGATTTATCATCCTAGCCGTGAGTGTGTCAACTATAATTGCACTAATGGGGATGTGCAGGTTGGAACAGTTTTCCCACGGGAAGTTCTTCGGTTCTGTTACTCCTTTATACTGCTTGTACCACTTCTCTAAGTTTTGTTGCCATTGGTTCCTAGAGTCAACTGAGTTCTGTACAGATTCACATAGGAAGTTCAGTAGATGCTCTTGGTCAACCCGCTTATCAATTGCAGGCTCACGGTCATTCTTGCGGTTCTTCTTTAATATCGTACCATCTGCTAGCTTTGTAGGTACTTGGGCCTGAGTAACAACGCTCTTGTCAACTGAGGCTGGTATCCCTGCAGATCGCTGGTTGTCACTAAACTCTTCTGGCATTGGTTCCCCAAGAAAGTGAACGTAGTTGTGGCGTTACTATATTAGATGCAATAGGTTCAAAAAGGATTCGCAATTTTAGAATTACTTAGGGTGTTTGGTTCTATCTGCACTTCTTTCAACAGATGTATGGCTTTAATCATCACAAGAGGGATATCATCTATACCCCCAATGAGATTATTGGTAGGATCAAAATTTGAAGCGGTTCTATATAAGTCATTATTGCTGCCGACAAAGAATCCAACTGTTTTGGCTACTACCTTACGCTTTGTGTTATTTGGGAGGTTCTCGCTGATGTCCTTCCAGCCACCTTCTTTAAAACTTTCTCCCTCACAATCTATCCACTCAACTAATGTTAGGTCTAATTGGTTCAGACTCTTGAGTACTTTCTTTAGCTCTTTCTTGGTCATGGAGTAACTCCATCATATTATTAATAGCATCTCTGAAGTCTATCTTTTCATCCCACTCAATCCCACAACGGTAATCCCCTACCCCTATTAAGTACCCCGGCTCCGGTTTAGAAATACACATGAGTCTTGCTCCCTCAAACCCATCATGTAAAATTCTAAAATAGTAACCGCCACACTCAGGACATCTTATCATGACATTGAGAACGGAAAGTTAGAACCCTGCGGATGCTTCCTCCCAGCTATGAAGTAATCCCACACAATATAAAAATAGGGAGTACCCTTACGGTGCACTACCCTGCGAATTCTTATGTTTACTGTTTTCATAAACTTGTTTGCACTGGGCTATAAATTCCTCGGTTGTTAAATCCCATTTGGCTGCGTTAGCCCACTTGGTTACCCATTGAACATTGTTGATATCCTTGCTCAGCTCTGGGAATTTACTGCAAGGTTTTATATGGTCTAACGACATATTGACCGTGGGTACCAGTTTGTCTCCGGTGAGGGGACAGGTATAGTTCTGGCGTTCTGCAAGTGCTTGTAAGGTTTTAGCGTACTTGTAGCATCCCAAACGATTGACGGAAGCATTCTTAAAGAAATGGTTTTCACACAATCGGCCTCCAACAGCTGCCTTCTTTTTGCATCCGTAAGCATTGCACCTACCAGTCTTCTTTGATTCTGCGGTATAGATTTTGTATCTCGTCTTGGCATAAGTCTTCGCACAGTCCTTACATTTATAAGACAATCCGTCATGAGTGTTTGCCTGTTTATGGAAGCACTCTAATGAAACAAGCGTCTTGCACTTCGAGCAAAATTTCTCGATATCCTTCGGGACATCGTCCCGTGGAAGTGGTAATTCCATAAAAATCTGCAAACCATTGTCTCGTACTGCAGGTTTCTAATTAAGCTCATCACCATCAATATGGGGTAGCTTGTAAGCAATTTCCTGAAGAGCATCAGACATGTCCCTCATAGATACTGCCATGTCACCCTGAATCTTACACGTCTCAATCTGGGTGGCAAGTGTATCCTTCTGTACGTTTAGAAATGCGGTTAATATTTTCAAGAGAATCTCTTCGTTCTCCAGTGTTATTTTAGAGGCTGTCATCGGCTTGGTAGAAAGCTTCGGCAACATCAGGGAAATACTCTTCCACCAAGTTAAGAAGCTCCATTTTGGCTTGGAACTGTGCCTGCTGAACCGTGAGCTTATGGGATAACCTTTCATCACGAATATGCTCCAAGACTATTACTGTATCTTTACGAAGACTCATTCTAACATATCTTTATTTTTATGTTCGTAAAATGCTTTGACATGATGACTATACGGAGGCTCCACAGTTCCACGCTTCTGCTTCTTAGCTTCACGGGTTTCCTCTTTCAACTCCTCAAGCTGATCTTCAGAGATTTCCTTGAGACGGTTATATTCCTTTTTAAACTCCATCATTTCGTGATGGGTCTGGTCAATCGATTTTCGCATTTCATCTATTTTTGACACCGTACTCCTCCAACATAAGATTATCTATGGTAGTCATTAAGTCATCCAAGTCACCACTATTGGCAACAGTCAGGTCAGGCTTCATACCAGCCATCATCAATTCAGACTGATGGTTAGAAGTAACTATGTCCTCCACCTGTGGACGATTGATATTCCAAATGACACCACCTAAATCATGTACAGCCTCCAGTTCGTTAGGAAATCTAACGTCTTCTACAGAGACAAATTGTTTACAGTCCTTCATCGCTACATTACGTGCCCAGCTGTCAACCCAAAAGGTCTCACAAATCATGTCACGCCCCCACTCGGTACCCAACGTCTGCATAGCCTCACGAGGCGTATGGCCTCCAAGGATCATGTTTGGTACTTCCTTCAAATCACCTTCTGTCATCTCCTCAGTAATACCGGGGATACATAAAAGCATGTCTTTTAGTATTTTACTGAACTTACTTCTCTCATAGTTGAACTTGCCATGCAAGTATTGAGCGACTAGAGACTTACCTGCCCCAGCCTTACCCATAAGTCCAATTATTCTAGGCTTATTCATCAACCAATTCCAACGTGCACTCGTCTGGAAGAATAGCACAGCATGTTACATAGAACTTCCCCATGTGCTTGTAGGCAGTTTTGATGTACCAAATCGTACCATCCGTATCCTCATATACCATTTTGTCAACTATCTTCTCCATGTGACCTTTGGCACACTTCATAACTGTAGGCGTATTCATCTCTGACTCCTTCTCAATAGTGCCACTGATATCTACTTCCATTTCCCTTTTTGTATAGTTCTGCGTGGTCAGCATGCCAAAATCTCCATCTACGGTTTCACTTCTTTATCATCTTCTGTAGCTTTCTTTTTCTCTTCCTCCATGTAGTCAACAATTAAATCACCAGTTACATTACTGGCTGTGCCTATAGTGAAACCTATAAGTTCTGCACATCCAATCTGAGCCACCATTACAATAATTAAGAATAGTCGTAACATTAATCCTCCAATTAAATAAAAAAAGTTTTACGTCAGCGAACCCCATATCCTTTGGTTGGGACAACAACTAAGTCCTGATCCACATATTGACTTATAGCTCGTTGTATACCAGCAAGCGTGCCACCAGCAGAAGAGGGGCAACTACCACATGCCCCCTGAAAAGAGACAAATACCTCGTTCCCTTTTACCATGTCTAACTCAAGGTTGCCACCGTCAGCTACTAATATAGGACGTATCATGTCATCCAGCAACTTCTCTATTGCTTCATATTTCTCTGCATCATCCATTAGAATCAAAATCAAAAGAAAGGTTGGTAAGGGGAAAGAATAAAAAATAATATAACACTTTCGGGCGAAGCCCGAATCGACCGTAGGTCGAAATCAACCTACATTCATCATTTCAAATACGAGACATGCAACAAATCCTACGAGGAAACCAATCAAATAACGCATAACAAGTACCACAGTTTAGGTTTATCAAAAAATTGCAACTCCCCACCCCTATTGGTGTAAGTCTGCAGGCCAGATTGGGGATTGTCGGTACTTTCGCTCCTACTCCGCAACTGGATTTAGCTTCTCTTCCGAGTTAGCTTTAGTGCCCGTTCTCCTTGTGATCGGTTCGGGTAACTCTTTCGCCTTCCTCATCGTACAAGGTGTCGGCTAGTTTTTGCTTCGCTCTCTTGTAAATCTTACTACTGTCCTTAATCTTAACATGAAACCGCTTGGACTGTAATTGTTTTTTTACATGGTCTATCGGGATAGCTTTTCTGGTCATCAGCCGGTTGAAAGTGTTTCATGCTTGGCATCCTCTAGCTTGTCTTCGCATTCAAGACAGACTGGGTGGGCACCGTTGTCATGCAGGTACTGTTGGACACTTATCGTTTTACCGCACATTAGACATGCTACGTTTATATACTCTTTCATACATACACCTTGGGTTACAATAATAGGTAGTTGTCCCAACCACGATCCAGTGACCAGAGTTGATATTAAAGAACTTCAGACAGCTTCCACAATGTTTAATGACCATAAGAAAAAAGGGGGTGATAGACCACCCCCCGTTTCCTGTTTCAATTGTTGTTGGGCGAATGCCCGACTCCCAGCCCCTTAGCGGAGGGCAAAAGAGTACTTTCTGATTATACTATGTTAGAT